AGCCACCCCATTTAATTTTAAATAGTTCTTTATTTTTATCAAAGTTTTGGTTTAAGTTTTTATCTCTAGCAATTGTTTGACTATTTCTAAATAATTCAGGATTAAAAAACTCATCATTAATTCTATTTAAGCCGGCTAATCTCATTCTATAACAATAGTCATTATCTTCAAAATAGGCCGGGAAAAACTGCTCATCAAATCCACCAACAGTTTCAAATGTAGATTTAGGTAATATAAAATTACACCAGGTACCAGTACCAACATAAAAATCACTTGGGTTATTAAGTACGTATTCCTGTACTTGTTCTTGTACTTTATACCACTCTACATCATCATTACAAAGTGCTACATGAGTGTAACCAAGTTTAAAACATGTACTAGCTAAATTATTCCAAGAACCTGATACACCAAGATTACTTTGAGATCTCATTACTTTTACTTTAGGGTGAATTGTAATTGATTGATTACCATTATCTTGAATGTATATTCTATCCCAATTATTTACATATTTTTCTAATGCATTATTGAGTAAGTCTGCTCTGTTAATTGTTGGAATACATAACGCAATTTTTATACTCATGTTTACAAAGTTATAAAATAATATTTAACTTTGTTCCATGATATTATCAGATTCAGAAATCGTATTAAATCTTAACAAAGGTAACATTGTAATTAAACCATTTAACGCTAAGTATTTAAATCCTAATACAGTAGATCTTACATTAAATAAAACATGTAAGAGATATGTAGGAGATATACTTGACTGTAAAGCTGAAAATCCTGTAGAAGAATTTGATATTCCTGAAGAGGGTTATATATTACAACCTGAAGAACTTTATTTATACTCTTGTAATGAGCGTATTGGTGTAAAAAATAATATTTGTGCTACAGTTATGGGTAAATCTAGTTTAGGTAGACTTGGTTTAGATATTCATGTTTGTGCAGGCTTTGTAGATACAGGGTTTGAAGGTTCATTAGTTCTTGAGATGAGAGTAATTAAACCACTAAAGATTTATCCTAATATGAAGATATGTCAAATTAAGTTTGAATATGTAGAAGGAGAGATAATGGAGAGTTATGATAAAAAGTCAACTAGTAAATACCATAATCAAGCTGGAGTAGTTGAAAGCAAGATGCATAAAAACTTCTAATTTTTTAGTATCTTGTAAATAGGAGATCAATCTAATGAGTACTAATCCTGAAGAAGTCTTTAAGGCTAAAAGAAAACCAAAAAATCCTATTACATTTAAAATTCAATTAAATGATGAACAAAAAGAAGCTAAAGCAATTATTCTTGACAACCCTATCACTGTTCTTACAGGGTCAGCCGGTAGTGGGAAAACATTACTTTCCTGTCAAATAGCTTTAGATCTTCTATTTACAAGAGAAATAGAAAAGATTATTATTACTAGACCTACAGTAAGCCAAGAAGAAATTGGTTTTTTACCTGGAGATATTAAAGAAAAAATGGATCCTTGGTTGCAACCTATTTATCAAAACTTCTATACCCTCTACGGCAAAGAAAAAGTTGATAAAGAGATAGCAGATGGTAATATTCAGATACTTCCAATGAGTTATATCAGAGGTATAACTTTTGTAGATAGTTTTATTATTGCTGACGAAGTTCAGAATCTTACTCACTCTCAAATGGAAAGTTTACTAGGTAGACTAGGTAGAGGTTCTAAAATGATTTTGTGTGGAGATATTGCACAAATAGATCTTAAAGATAAAAAAAGATCAGGTTTATCTTTTCTTAAAAGAGTAGAAGAAGAAGTTAAAGGGTTTAAAATAATAAACTTAAAACAGAATCACAGACATGAAATTGTACAACCTATTTTAGATGTGTACAAGCTTTATGCAGATTAAAGATTCTCTGTTTCTATAGTAAAAGGTATTACCCATCTTTCGCAGTTTTGTGAAAGTTTGTTTACATGTCTATAGTTATTTATATAACCTATTATATTTGCACTCCCAATTGCATTTGCTGAGTGAACTAATACTTTACATGCTGGTTTTCCATCCATCCATTGTTCTACTAACCACTTTGCGCAATCCATTCCTGTTTTTTCAGTGATGTTTTCGTAATTCAGGGTGTAATTTTTTGCTACGTTTGTTTTCCATTCTTTTATAGCACTATCTCCTAAGTCATGGTCTAAAGAAATTAAGGCTATGTTTTCTAAACCTAGCTCTTCAATTTTACTTACAAACTCTTCATAGTTTCTTACTACTATCCATTCAGGTGTTTTGTGTGTTGATATGTTAATTGGTGTTCTAACATCATCTAAGTATATATAATATTTCATTATTCTTTATTTAAATCATAATAGTAACTATCTGTATCTTCTGATACCCACCTGTTACTTTGGTTTTCTACACTTGGTAGTTCTATATCTACTTTTATTTTTTTAGGGTCTACTGGAAAATCTTTTGTTATCCAATTAGAATCTTTCCAATATATTCTATTATTAGGCATACATAATAAGTAACCATCATCAGCTACTAAAATGTGGCCTGCTTTATAGTCAGTAGGTTCATCACTATACGGATTGTTATACCAATCTACAGTAAATAAATAACTGGCCCAAACTAATGTTTTATCTTTAAGTAATACTTGACATCTATGTCCTCCAAGAAAACTATATTCAATAACAGATACATTCTCACTAAAACAATCCCAAAGTTGTTTAAAATGAAAGGGTATATCTGCAGTAGGTTCTTTAAAATAAATTTCACTAAGAGGCACTCTTGATCTTAACATACCATAATCAGTCATAACATGAAAGGTTAATATCTTTCCTGCTATACTTTGAATAGCAAACACATATATGTTATCATATTCAACATCTGATTCATCTCTTGTAAAATAAGATCTTTTTACTAGAGCTTTAAAGTATGGTATATTTTCATTCAGCATATTCTAAAAAAAGTAATGGGGTCAGTTACCTAACCCCATCAACCTAAACATATGAAAACTAAACAATGAAGAGAATGAGCAAATATAATAAAAATAATTATAATAAACCACTTTTTTCATACCAATCATACTCTTGATTTTTTATATCTTTTCTATTTAAATCTATAACTTTTTTCTTTAATTCAAAATATGTATCTAGTAATTCTATAAAAGCACTTTTTAGTGTTTTATATTTTTTATCTTGTTCAGTTTTATAAGACTTAAATTCTAAAGTTATATTCTGAACAGCATCTGCATTGTTGTAAATAAATTCATGCTGACTAGCAATTTCTTTTTCAAGTTTACTTAAATCGTTCTTAAGGCTTGCAATTAATGTTTGATCATTCATACTAGTATATACAGACAGTATATTAAAAAAGTATATACTGTCTGTAGCTAATTAATTCAGGGTCTATGTTTTTTATTTCTCTTTCAGCTGCGTTTATATAGTAATCATAATTAATATCTATATCTTTAGGTTTCTCACCAGAATATTGATTCAGAGTTTTTTGTAGCCATCTTCCTGATTCTACTTGTATAATTCTACCGTCTCTATTCTCTTTAGTAATTTTACAACCCTTGGTTGATATATAATATCTAATAATTTTTGAAAGTGGTGTTTTATGTATTTGTCCTTGTATAAGACAGGTTTCATAAAATTTCCAATCACCTTTAGCTTTTACACCACCACAAAAATCAAATATATTATCATGATTTTCTATAAACTTTTTTACATCTACGCCACGCACAAAGAACTCATATAATGCTTTTCTTATTACTAAGAAAGATTTATTCTTGTGCATTGCAAGATCGGTAAATTCAAATCTACCTTTACATTTAGTAGGTGCATATAAATACTTACCAGATTTATTTATATATAGATATTCAGGTTTAGCATTTTTAAGTTCAAAATACTTTTCAGGCTCTGTTTCTCTATATGTATTAATACCAATGTAATTATTTACATCACCAATTATCATTTTCTGATACTGATCATGCTCTAACTGTAGTTTAGTTATGATTTCCCATTCTTTACATATTTCTAGATATCTATCTTTCATATGTGTAGGAATCATCATTTCTAAACCATCAGTATTTTGCATGATAGGAATAGATCCTGGAATACCTTCACTTAACATTTCATACAACATCATCAATGATAATTGACCATTGATAGTTATTCTCATTGTAAGTTCTGGATCATACAAGAAACTATTCTCATCATTGCTAAGACCATATGTACTATTTAAGATAATCTTATATACATAGTTCTTAGGATCTTTTTTAGGAATCTTTTTTCTTTCTTCAAAAAACCACTCATACTGATCACAAAATGCTGAATTTGGTATGTGTGCAGGGGCCCATTTATTTCTAATAGCTAGATTGGGATAGAAACTAGTTACATCTGAAGACATGATTATCATTCCTTCTTTTGCTTCATAGATTCCACCTTTAGCACCATGAACACCACCTAAACCAAAGTCTGTTTGCACTCCTTTATAGTTTATACTAAAAGAGAATGCACCTTTGGTATTGTTTGCATCAATAACTAATGCTTTAAACTTAGTAAGTATCTCATTAAATACATCTGTTTTAAACTTAATGTAATCAAGTATAATATTATTGACTATTATCTTATCACGTTTTGTTCTAAGTTTATTTAATTCATACTTGGATATACCAGTTTTAGCACTAAGAAAGTGTTTAAATAGTTCTTTAGAGATTCTTGGTTCAGAAGCAGAATATAGATCAATACCATATTCTTTAGTTAATGCTGCTCTCAGGTTTATTTGAGAAGAACTAAGCTCCATAATTTGCTTTGTGCTTAATACGTCATTGATACAATACATGACAATCATGTCTTGCTTTTCAATAGTATCTACAAGCTCAGTATGGTGTATAGGCATCTCTTCCATGTTGTGCCAATCCATGGTATATTGTATCCATTTTAAACTAGATGATTTTGCGGGATTGTCCCAATGGTTGAGTTTAAATACATCAACTTGTTTAATCATTAGTTTTTTTGGTACAAATTCATAGAATCTTTGACTATGTGCAGCATCAATAACTTCTTGGGCTTTTTCATAAATCATTTCAGTTATAACTGAATAGTCTTTACCTAACATTAATTTATAATTATCTAGAATAAACTGTATAACTATACTGTCAAATCCAAGACCATTAAATGATATATGATACTCACCATTGTCTTTGTTCTGTTTTAAGAATTTCATTAAAGAAAGAAAATCATTCTGAAATCTAGATACAATAAATGTATGTTGTTCGTCAGATTTGTAATGAATAAATACTGCACAGAATAAATCTTGCATAGTCTCTATATCCATTACCCAGTTTGATTTTGTCATAACATTTTAGAAAAGAAAAGGGGAATCTCTTCCCCTTTTATCTTTTTATGTTGGTTTAATTTGGTTAGGCCTCTTTAAAGAATTTTTTGTAGTCAAAAGATTCATGGTTAGTTGCACAAGCTTCAATAATAGCTGTTACTTCTTCATCTTTAATTACATAATATTCTTGATAAGAATCTACCAGTTTTCTTTCTTCTTTGTAATCTTTACCGTTTACTCTTCTAGATAACTTCAAAGTCATTACATCACCACTTTCATCTAATTTAGGAAGCATATGGTAACTTTGTTTTTTATTTTTTGAGATTACTACAAGCACTTGCATATCTACATCATAGATACATTCTACATACGGGCAATCATAACTAATAGGAATTAATCTAAAAGTTTCTTTTTCATTCCACACGGAAGAGATAATCATCATTGTTTCTTTCATCACTGCAAATCAAATAATTAATTTTGGAATACGCAAATCTTCTGCGTTTAATTTTAAGGTTTCTTTATCTATGTCAATAGGAGCACATAACTCTCCTACTTCTCTAAGTATATTAACATCAACGTTTAACAACTCAGAATATATTTTAAAATAATCCTGTGGATATAAATAGCTCATAACATATTCATAACTAGCAGAAGTTTTTCCATAGTATTCTTCTATGGCTTTTTTAAACTGTGGACTTATTTCTGAGTATCTACCTTTTACAAAACTATCAAAGTTAAAACTGTCTTCTTCAAATGTAAAAATATAAACAGCTTTATCATCTACTGTTTGCATTACATTATCAAATCTCTTGTTGGATAATAGTTTTGCTTTTTCAAAAGCTTTAAACTCATCCGTATCCTGAGATTTGTAGACACATATTAACTTTCTGTCATTAGGTCTTATAAACTCTTCCCATGCAATATAAGTCTCTTCAGGCTTTATATTACTACTTCTTCTTATACCTAATATTGGATATAGAAATATCCGGGATTTTTGAAAGTATTCTTTAGGTAATTTACTCAACGTCATAAAATAAACTGTTCTTTAAGTAATTGATAAGGCAGATCATATTGATTGTTTTTTAAATGATAATCTGCAATTTTAAGTGTAAATTTAGTTTCTTTCATCCATTCTTGCATAGTAACTGCGCTTATAGGAAAAGAATAAATTTGATTATACTTATCTACAACTACAAAGTTATTATTTATTGTATAATCTGAAATACTATTTTCTTTAGCGTACTCAGTAACTAATAATGTATAAATACCCATTTGTAACCAATACTTATAATAATCAATTGTTTCTTTAAAATCCACAAGAGTTTTACCTGTAGTCTTTAAGTCATTGATATTTATAGTTTTAGATTTATGGTTGATCACTACATTATCTAATATACCTTTAATACCTGCAAAAGTATATCCGGAAATATCATACTGCATGGGTAACTCATTAAGTACTGTAATGTCTGTATCAAAATAACTATGATTTAGTTGTAATAGATCACTAATTGTTTTATTAGATTTAATCTTTTCAACTATTGTATCCATTCTATTTAGAGTGATTGTATCAATAACAGTTTTACCTTGAGCATTTTTTACAAACTGATAATACTTTTTATTATCATCAATAAGTATTTTTTCTATTCTCTGCTTGTCTGTTTTAAGAGACTGCATATAATTCATATCCTTCATAATCTGAATTATTTCTAACTCAAGATCTTCCATGTTTAGTACATCAGGATAGTCTCTACATATTTTGTCAATAATAATCTTTACATTGTCAGTTGGAAGTTTATCCATACCAACAATAAATTGATTGTTAAACTCATCAGGTTGTAGTAAACGGCAGTGTAATATTCTGCCGTCTACTAAATAACTGTCTAACTTATCTTCTCTTTCTCCAAGTATATAATGAGTATAAAATAATACTGGAGCGTATAGTAGTTTATTTAAACCACTATAACTAAAATAAAACTGTTCAGGGTTAAAATTATTCTGCATGTTCATTTACTTCTTCTATTTCTTCTTCTTTTTCTTCTTGATTTAAATACTCTTTACTATCATTTAAGTATTGAGTTAATAATTCAGTTGCAGATATTTTTTCTACTTTAAAGAATTTAGCAAGTCTGTAATCCATTAAGTGTCTTTCCATTTCATTTTTAAAAAAATCTAAATGTTCTTTTGTTAATACTTGATTTTTACCAAGTATATCTATAGTATCAGTAAAATGCAAACGTGTAGTAAATATAGTATCTCTTCCAAGATTTACCATTTCATTTAGACTAGTTCTGAATGCTTTAAAGTTTACATGATTATAACCATCAGACCATCTCATTGTATGTCCATAGTCATTACAAAGTTTAATAATATTAAATAAAGATTTTTTAATATCTACATTAGCCATTGTTTCCATAGCTAACATAATATTATCTTTATTACTACTTTCAAACATTTGTTTTAATCTAGTATACATAGCATCAGTAATCAAAACTTTTGGATTCATTAAATCTAATAAAGTATTACTAGAAATGAATTTTTTGGTTTTGTTATAACTATGACTAATAACACTGCACATAGCATTTGCTAAGTCTCTATTATTAGAATCTATGTCTCTTAAATCAATACCAGTCTCATAACTATTAACTTTAAATTCATAAAAACTATCGTTATTCAATAGAGTAAATAAGTGATCAATACTTTTAGCATATCCATTAGGAAAATAAAGTAAAGTATTATTATTTATTTCAGATTCAAAATTATTATAGTCAATAGGTATGTTTAATTCTTCTGCTATATGATCAAAATTAAATTTAGTAATAGTTGCAAATCCTACAGATCCTCTATTAGCAATTTTTTGTAGATTACTGTTTATTGTTTTATTATCAATTACAACATAATCTGAATCATCAATTGATCTTTTAATTTTAAAACCTATTTCTTCACCTTTTTCTCTAACTTTATACCTTGGAAAAGCAAGATTGGGGACAAAATATATATTGTCCCCTTTTTTAAACTGCACATCCTTTTCTAAAGTAAATACTTTATCTATTTTTATTTCTCTAGGAAGAATTTTTATTTTTTCTAAAGTAAGTATTGGTTTATTTTCTGTTCTATATTTTTTAATAATAGCTCTTATTTCATCACCAAGATATCTCCATCTTGTCATATTATTTAATTCAACACAAGGAGTAAAATAATAAACTTCTTTAATTGGGTTAACTGACATAATTAATAATTATTTAGAGGTTAGTTCAAGAATACTTTCTTTTAATAATAATTTTTGGAATTTACGCTTTGCGTCTTTCATAATGTTTCTGATAAACACATATTTTAAATCTACTGTAAGAACATCGCTAGTTGCAATGTTTTCTACTTTCTCTAGATATTTGTCAGAAATACTGTTTTCTTTAGCAAAGTTTACAGTATAGTTTACAAGACGTGTAGTCATAATACTTGCTATATCTGCACGGTAACCATTATTACTTTCAATTACATCTTTCAATTTTTCAATTGTTGTTTCAGTTGTAATTTTATCACTCATCAATTCTTGAGGAGTTGGTAATAAGTCAAGTTTATTATGAATAAATGTAGTAAATAAAGTAGTTGCTTCAGGTCCAATACTACCTTCACCAATCATTTGAACCATTGGTAAATGATCTGCAAAGTTTTCAAACCCAGAGATACTATTAAAGAATGTAGTAATAGAACGTGGATTAGTTTTTTGACCAATAAGTTCTGGGTGTTTGAGCACAAAGTTAATAGTTCGACCATCCATATCTACTTCTTCTGCCCATTTAGCCCAGCAATCTACATCAAATTTAAGTTTACAAGAAATAAATCTTGAAGTTTGTGCAGCATCTAGAGATGTAACTTGATAATCACCACCATCAGGATTTGAAGTTAGGATTACATGCCAATCTTCAGGTAATTTCCAAGAGTAATATTCTTGAGTATAAATCAAGTCCATTACAGCTTGCATCATTACTTGACTCCCACGCGTAAAATCATCTAACAAAAGTATCCCGCCATTCTTTTTATCTGCAATCCACTCAGGAGGACAGTATGTAGTACGCTTAACACCTGTTAGTTTTACAGCAGGGTCTTTAATAGCACGCTCTGCTTCCATTTCTGTAACCCATTTGGTCTTTGCTTGACCATTTACTTCTTTCACTACTTGAAATTCTTTCACTGGAAAGCCAACTATCATTAATGTTATCCTATAGGCTCTTTATCCTATAGTTCTGCAGTTTATTTTGTTATTTCTGCAGTTCAGACTATATCATCAATTACCTTTAAGTATTGGTATACATAAGTAATTGTTGTGCGCTCGTGGATATTTTGTCTTCAGCACCACCTGTTAAGATTACTTTATCTAGTCGTTGCTCCTTCAATGTATTTCTACAAAGCTTGGATCAGGATTGTCCACTGCTGGATGTTCCCTGAGTTCACACAATTTTAGTCGGACCTAGTTGCTTTCCCTGTTTGTTTTTATTCTTATTGTAAATTCAAAATTTCCTTTGTTTACTTGATCTGTAAAAAACTGCCAACAGTCTCTTATATTTCTAAAAGCAAACAAATATTCTTCATTATCATTTTTTATTTCAAAAAAGAAACGTTTACCCAATGCATTAGGTATAACATTAAATTTTTGAACTGGTACAGATGAATTTGAATATCTTAATCTGTATCCATTTTCAGAAGCTACTCCTTTCTTATAACCTCCTGCAAGTCTATTTACTTGCTTTTTAGAGATTTTTAATTGTATAGCTGCTTCTTCTTTATCTTTAAATGATTTTAGATAATTTCCTAGATAGTCATACATTTCAACTTCAGTATAATCATACTTAGTTTTGTATTTACCTTCCGCTCTCCCTTTTAGCACTGATTTAGAGAGTTTTTGCTTAGAGTAATTACTTAATGTTCTATCTACGGGATCTAATTGAAGATTAAAATCTGGTTTTAAATTTTGTATATAGTAAGATTCTTTTATAATCCTTTCTTCTGGATTACAAAATTCTACAATTTCATATAATATATGATCTTGTCCATATTTATTATATGCTTTTTGCAAAAAATCATTTGGGTGTTTTTTATAACCTAAATGTTTTCTGTGTTCATGTAATCTTGCATACAAATCTTTACTGCTACCAATATAAAATCTATCATTACAAATGATTTTATATATACCAGACTTTTTTTGGAGTTCTTTTGAACTTAATTCTAAGAATAAATTTTTCATATAGTTATAATATACAACAAATATATGAAAAAATAAATTTTAATCCGACAGCTCATCTAATTGAGCAAGATTGATTTTAACAAAGTCTAATCCTTCTTCTTTTGCAATCTGACTAATAACAGTTGTCTTGCCAAGACCATGTTCACCCTCAACGTTAATTGCTACGGGTGTCATTCCTTTTTGTTGAATAAGACGGTTGTTGTTAATAATCTGCTTTACAAAATCTTTTAATTCGTTTGTGTTTAAACTTACTTGTGCCATTGTTTTAGTTTTTTAATGTTTTGATTGTTTTTTAATTTAACTTAATTACTTTTCCAGGTAGATTCTCATTCATTGTAGACCTAGAAGATAGAACCCAAAGTGTTTTTACTTTAGGATTTACAGTACAAGATGCTTCACCATCTGTCAAATAAATTAGACAAGTATACTTACTTGTATTCTCATTCAAATGTTCTATTACGGGTTCAAATAATGTCCCACCCCTACCTTTAATTTCTAAATCTTTTTTGGGGTTATATACATCAATAGAATTAATTTGTGTATCACACTGTGCAATAGTAATATTTACACCTACTTTATGCATGTGATATATTTCATTCATAAATTCTTTAAGTTCAGCATCACATACAGATCCTGAAGTATCTATACCAACTAATAATTCTATTTTTCTAACAAACTTTTTACCAGGTACTTGTTCTTTTTCAAGTCTACGGTTAATCTTCTTTCTAGAAGTTTTGGTATGTGATCTAACACTACCATTTACAAATTGTCTAAGATAAGCTTTCCAGTTAAACTTTGCTGGCTCAGGATTTATAATCTTATCATAAATTTGTTGAACTTCACCGGGTAAGTAACCTCTTGACTTTAATGTTTGTTCTGCAGCCTCTTTAATTATATACTCATTTTGTTTAGTAATAAGTTTTCTTTCAGCTTCAGACATATTTTCAGTTATCTCATCCCATATGTTATGATCATCTAATGTTTCAGGTAATTCTATACCATCACCACCATTACCACCATTGCATGTTTTATCAGGATTACCATTACATTTTTGCTTTTCTAATTCTTGCTGTAAGATATTATAATAATAATGTGTACCTGCTCTTTTATTTAATGCAACACCTAACTGTTGTTCTAATGTTTCTGGTAAGATAGCACCATCTGGAAGTAATTGACTATCAATGAATTGATTTAATTCGCAATCCATTGCAATATTTGCCATTTTATGATTATGGAAATCATCTCTTAGCAATAAGTGATTAAACACAAGATGCAAAGCTTCATGTAATATTAAACCTTGTTTGTGTTCTTTAGATAGACTATCCCAAAAATTAGGATTTACAATAAGTTTGTAATTAATACCTTCAATAGTTACACCTGCTGTTGGTACTCTTTCACTAAACTCTTTATTTACATTTAACAAAAACAGCCCATAAAAGGGCTGCTCTAACATAATGGTTTTAACTATACTTGATAGTTCTTCTATGTGTTTACTCATAATAATGCTGCATAAGGATCATTCCAACCATTAGCATCTTCAATACCTTTAATATAGGCCTTTGCTTCTGCTTTAGTTTCAAATTCAATAATATCCCAATCTGTATACTTGTTAAGATTCTCATCTGTCTCAAAGTAATCTTCTAAACTTACTTCTAGAGAAGGATCATAAACATCTAATTTTAAAGTTGCATCTTGGGAATAAGTGGCTAGCACTTTAAATACTTTTTTCTTTTCCATTTAATATTTTAATTTCAATTCTTGGGTTTTCTTTGTCATACTCATATTTACTAAATACTGGTATCATTTCATCACAATTATCATCATCTATCCATCCATGTTTTACCATAGCATCTTGTATAGTTTGAGCAGGATTTATATAATCAAACTTATGTTTACTACCTCTATAAAACTTAAACTCTATCATATATGGTTTTTCATACTTAGATATTTCTTTAATAAACTCATCTTTTTGTTTATTAAAATCTTCTACTGTATCTGTTAACCATTTACGGGTTGCTTTACTTGCAATAAAGTGTCTACCTGTATAGACTCTAGAGTTTTTACTTGAAGGTGTGTTACCGTGTATTGTAAATATTTTCATGCTAATTCTTTAATTCTTTCAAATGTTTTTCTATAACCATAAACTTTTACAGCATCTGCTACATCTTTCTCTATATCTAGATATATAGGTTTAAGTTTAGGGTGTCTTTCAATATATTTTTCAGTAGATAATCTACCTGCTTCATCATTGTCAAAGATAATATAAACTCTTGAATACTTAGATGTTATGTCATCTAGTTGTTCTTTTTTAATCATTGTATTTTCTGAATCAGGTGCAATAACATCATACTTCTTAAACATATTTTTAAGACACATAGCATCTTTTAAAGAAGAAGCAATAAACAAAATATCTGAACCAATCAACTGTTCAATACCTTGTATATAATTTTTTACTTTTAGAAATTTTTTATTTTGTACTTTGGGTTGATATATTTTATATAATGTCCCATCATCTTTAAAATAACCATAAATAAAATGACCTTGGATTTTAAGTTTTTTATTTGTAAGATCATCTTCTTTGGTCATTTCGTAATATTCAATAGGTTTTACATTGTATCTATTTAATAAATCAGAACTAATCTTATATTGCATCCAATATTTTACATCTAAAGTATTCCATTCACGGGTTTCAAAACATGAAACTTGATACTTAGAGTGCTTTTTAAATTCAGCAATATTATATCCGCCATTGTTATGTAAAACAAATTCATTGTAGTCTTCAATAATTTTATTAATTGTCTCTCTACGGGTACATATAGCATAAAGATTTCTTACTAAATCTACAGCATCACCACCTTTAGATGTAGAAAAATCTTTGTAAAGATATTTATTACTATGTTTAGAATAATAAATAAACATACTAGGTGTTTTCTCTGTAGGATTAAATAGACTCTTAAATTTTATATCTTGACCAACAAGTTTTTCAGATAATCTACAATATTTCTCAAATATCCATTCGTGTGGAACTCCAGATATTTCAGGTATTAAATGTTTAGTACTAATCATTTCACTACAATATTAAAAAAAGGGGATGTAATTGTACACCCCCTTTAAGTTTAAACTTGTAAATCTTTTAGAGTTGAAACTCAAAAGCACTTTCTCCTGATTCAGAAGAAGTAAATGGATTCTCTTCTCCAAATGATTCTACTTTTTCTACTTTAAGTTTCTTAATATGCTTTTCAGCATCAAAAGGAATTAACTTAGATGGTTGAGCATCAGCTGCTTCCATACTATATAAATTCTTTTCATTTTTTACTAAGAATAAATCATAGTTAGTATAACCTTGTTTATTATTATACTCTTTACCACCAATAGTCATTTTAACCCATTGACCAGCAATAACTTTATTAAAACCTTTTACAAATTCTTCAATAGTTGCATATTTACCATCTACTTCTTCAATCCAAGAAGCTTTGTTAATTGCAACACATGCATTGTAAACTGCTCTAAGAATTTGGTTATCTCTATTTACTTGCTGTCCATTAGGTAAAGTAGAATCTTTATAACTATAGAAGTTACTTTTTACTCTACCAATTTGACCTTTGTATCTTGGACCATTTGGTTTAGCAGGATCAATTAAGAAACCTTCAAAGCTAGGGCCCAAATCTGGACCTTCTACATTGTATGATAAAAAGTATGAACTTGTGTCATACGGTGGTACAGTTAGTTCTACACTGTGAATTTGTACTGTCCATTGTCCTGGAGTAATAGTTTTAGGGGTTGAGCTACCAGTCTCTTTTGCTAAATTTTTAGTGCTAATCATAATATTATTAATTTTCGTAGTTAATTATTGCTTGTCTTACTAGATCTAAATCATTTTCTATTTCAAAATTCTCAAACATACCAGATGGTGATTTACATGTATTGCTACCATCATTTCTGGTTTCAAATACATATTTCATAGTACCATCTTTATCTTTCTTTACTTTGGCAAATAATACAATAGAGAATAAACCTTCTAATGTAAGAGAGTTATCAATCATTTTACCAACTGTTTTTGCCTTAATTCTTTTTTCACCATAAGCATCCATACTTTCTTCTGCGTGAGTAAGCATATAGATGATAAGATCATCCCTCATAGTCTGAGGTGCTCTAGCAATATTTGCTAAATCTTTGGCAATTTTATTAAATTTTTCATCGTAACCCATATACTTTCATATATGGCTGGACTATATCATATTTGATTTTTTTAAAGGAGTTGTCAAAGCTTTTTCTAAAGACCATCCTTTATGTAATCTATCAATAACATTTTGATATCTCACAACAGAAAATCTTTTTACTATTTCTTTTAAAGTTCCTTTAAACCCATTAAATTCTTTAGAGTTATCTATTACAATTGCTTCTTCAAAAGTAAATCCTTGTCTGTAGATTCTTTGATATAGTGTTGTATACTTTATATCAAGTTCTTTTGCCCAATCTTTTAAAACCATACTTTTATTATTAAAAGTAAATACTTTATTAAAAGTACCTCTGTTTTTACATTGGTCAGCTTGTGTTGCCCATCTACAGTTTTCAGGATAATATCCTTTTGAATTATCAATTCTGTCTAAACTATGTTTTTCTGAAGGTGCTTTACCCATATCTTCTAAAAAATTATCATATGACTTTTTCCATCTATCACAGACTTCTATATCTACATACGTACCTTTTTTTGCTGAAGGAGCATTACATCTTGCTTTCATAGCTTTCCAAGCTCTATATTCTTTAATGGTTCTTTTATTCATGCTATTAATTGAATTACTATATACAAATATAGCACAAATAAATTAAAAATCAAATCTACCTCTTTAGTCTCTGAACCTTCATCCTTTACAGGAAGCTTGGCTGCGGATTGTCCATTGTTCATACTATAGCTTTTTACTATACTGTTGTGGTTAGCAACACCCTTTATCATATTACTATATAAAGTTAGTACCATAGTCTTTAGGATATCCCCGCAATTTAAGTAGTTTTACAAGGGCATGAAAAAATTCCACCCTTTCTCATCTGCTCTATCAAAATATTCAAAAGCACTAGTATACTGAAGATCATCTATTACAATATTCTTGATTTCAGGTCTTCTATCATTTACATACTTCAAACAAGCCATTATTTCATTTGCACCTGGACGAGTATACATTCTACCTTCTTGGTTTTCTTTAGACCAAATAGGATACATAGACTTCCAACCTTTAAATGGTAGTGGTTTGTTTGCAACATTAATAATAAATGTTTCTTCGGGTTTTAGATTTTTAATTGATGTGCTTTTACCTGCACCTGATTCTGAGATAATTAATACACTTGATGCCATTTTATTTAATTAATTTATTTAACCATTCTTTTTTACTTACGGGTTTTCTTAATAATAATGCTGCTATATCTCTAAGAGTAATATCTTGTAGAGCAACATCATCACTAAAGATTTCAGCTTCATCAAACTGAATTTCTATTGTTTTAAGACTTTGTAATTTTTTAGCATTAGTTACAACATACAATTCATCAACTGGAATTGCATATCTTTCATAACCTGCTTTGCTTTTTACTAAATCATACTCAGTTCTCCAATGTGGATTAAACTTCCATTTATATAAAGTTCTTTCTGGGTCTTCTGAATTATATTCTATATCAGCAAATTCAATATAGATATCTTTAGGACTATCAAATTTTTCAGCGTTTTCTAATTCACTTGTAAAAAATGTGACATGCTTCTCATCTTTACCTTCAGGCACATAAGCCATTTTAGGAATAAACAAAGGATCTTTAATACCATTAGTACTAAAGAAGTCTTTGTAGAAATTAAGTAAATTCTGAATTTTCTCTTTTCTTTCTTCTGTTGTTAATTTTTTTGTTGTTATCATTTAGATCTCCTTTCTGCTGTTGGAGGAGTTTCCATTTCAGAAACTCTCATTTTGTCAAACTCTGCTTTAAAGAATGACATTCTATTATCACCATTTCTACATTTAAGAAAATGCATTACAAGAACTGTATCATCTTCTATTATGTATCTATCTGGTCCATAGAATCTAATTTTTTGTTTAGCAGGTCTGTTTAGACCTACCAACAAATCTGCGTGTTGTAGTAATGCATCACCACCAAATATATCAGAGTCAAGTATGTAGTTACCATACTTACCTTCTTCATTTCTTTCAGGTGATTCTATACCACGGTTAAGTTGGCTTAACACAATAAATGTAACAGGATACTTACGTTTTACATCAGTGAGCATTTCTCCAAAAGAATACAACATTTCTAACTTGTCTTTATATGGTTGTTTCTTTAGAAGTACACTGTGGTCAACTGTAACAATTGTGGGTGTTTGATATTCATGTATATAAGCATCTATAATATCTTTCATCTCACTAACTGTACAAGGATCTTCTACTACATCTATAGGTAATTCAGCTTTTCTTTTTGCTAATTCATAGCATTTCATCATTTCATCTTTTGTAACTCTGTTTTGTTCTGCACTACATAAATATTTATATGATACACCAAGTTCACTTGAAAAGTCCCGCAAACATGAAGTTTGCATAATCATTTCAAAACTAAACTCTAATACTCTAAAATTCTGTGTAGGATTCAGAGCAAATGATTCTCTGATAATCTGGTCTTTTAAACCAGTTTTAAAACTACCAGGTCTTCCTGCAATAACATTAAGTGTTTTCCATTCTATACCATTAGTAGTAGCATCATTAAATTTAGACCAAGGAGTAATTAAACTTGATATTTTACCTGATGATCTTCCTTGAATGTAATCAAGAGCATTCTTAAAACCTTCTTTTCTAGATAACCACTTACTTCTCATACTACTTTTTCTTTAAAGTAAGTGTCTTCATCAAGTTCCCCACCACTTGCAATTAATTCACAATAATCTGCAAGTTCTGAAGTTTTGCTTTTATCAAGGTTACTTTTACAAATAAAATACTTTGATGTCTGCATATATTTATACCCATTTCTTTCATATTCATCTACATACTGTGCAGTAGCTTTTAATATTGTTTCCCAATCATAATCATAGTTATCAAAGAACCATTTAAAATTGGTTTCAATATTTTTAGGTGTAGACCTAGCTAACTTACCAGAAGGCAGTTTCTTTTTAGGAAATAGGTTTAAATACTTTGTGATATTCTCCATATAATTATTACCCATATTAGATTTAGAAGCTTTAACACTTTTAGTTTTAAACTCTGAATCTATTTCATCTAGTAGTTCAATAGCCAAATCAGTGGGTTGGTTATTAGCATCAAGATAACCTTCAGGCATATTTCTAATTTCTAGATATGGATTAATATTAATGGTAGTACATCCATTTCTTAAACAATGTAACAAGTACAATTGATTAGGATTAATCTTTGCTCTAATGAGCTTATTAAATAAATCATTTATCATTTTAATGCTTTTATTATTTGATTGTACATACTAGCATAAAGTGGATCTTTAGAGTCTACAAAATCATTTGCTTTATGACAACCATTAATAATACTACTATGGTCTCTTCCAATATTAGCAGCAATTGCTTTTAAAGAAAATCCTAAATCTTTTGAGATTTTAGAATAACAGTGTCTAGCATATACTACATTTTTCTTTCTATTTCTTTCAGAAATACTGCAGTTAGCTACTTTTTCTACTGTTTCTTTTAATTTTTCTAAAGTGATAAAATCATCTTTTTTCTTTACACCTTGTAATACAGTTACAGGAACTTCATAAATCTTTTCAAATCTAGATTTAAATCTGTTAATTGTTCTCTGCATTTTTTCTTCTTCAGTCAATATTTTTTTCATGTCTGTTATCCCATTCTGGTTTTTCTCTAAGCATGTAACTAATAAACATTAAGTTACTCATCATATGTCCTAAGTGTGATAAGCCTGATTCAGGATCATTATCTTCACCATCCATAAATGCAAAAGTATGTCTTAACAAACTTTCACAAATACTTGTTACTTCTTGTCCTTTCATCCAATTCCAAGAAGCATATTTCTCTTCACCGTATTCTAAAACTTCAACCATTGGTTCAAGTGATTTAAAATCTACAAGTGCCCATTTTCTTTTGCCCTGATTGTATCTCAGTGCTTTTTGTTCTTTTAATTTTTCTCTTTCTAATGCAGAGATAAATGGATCATTATTACTCATATGTCATTAATTTTGTTTAAATTAGCGGCTATTATGAAACAAGTAATAGCAATTTTATTTATTTTAACTATTGCTGCATGCAATCCAGTTAAACAAGCATTTAAACCTAAACACATTGAAAAGACTAAAGAAGAGTTCTTTAGGAGAAATCTTTGTATAGTTGATACTCAAACTAAAATTGTTACTGTTCACGATAGTGTAGTCTACAAAGATACTGTAAAACTTGTGGAGTTTCAAAAAATACTCCCAAAATCTTTCAACTTAGATACCACAATTAATGGATCTAAAATTAAGATTAGCAATGGTTCTATATCAATAGAATTAAAGGAAAAAGTAAAAACCGAATATAAGACTAATACTATTACTAAAACACTGAGAGATATTGGTTTTGAACAATCACTTAAAAAAACAATATCAGCAAGAGATTCTGTTCTTTTACAAACAAAGAATGAATTAGTAGAAGTAAAAGGTAAATACTATAAATATAAGTCTATTATTATAGGACTTGGATTACTTTTAGTTTTACTTATTACTTGGAGACTTTATAGAATTTTCAAACTCTAATAGTCTTTGCTTTAGTGTTGAATCACTAAATCTTACATGAAAGTAAATACTTAAGTATCTTTTAATAACTTCAAATTTTACTTCTTTTTCTTTCTCTGCAAGTTTCTCCAGAAACTCTACAATCATGTCTTTGTATTGCATTACCATATTATTTGTTCTTTATTGTTATCTAACAAAAATTGGTTTACTCTATTAAAACAATTGTTACAATCCCAATCTGTTTTATTGTAAGAAGCACTAACAGGATGAGTAGTATTAATAACTATACTGTTACTATCATTAATAAGATCTTCCCAACCTTGTGCTACTTTACCCATTAGTATAAAAGCAATTTCTTGTTTATTCCAATAAAGATAGTCTAAAACAAAACTAAGAAATGGTTTCCATATTTCATAATGTGTACCAGGTTTATTTATTTGAGTAGTTAATCCGGTATTTAATAATAATACTCCTTGGTTTGCCCATCTTTTTAAATCACAATCTCTATTATATTTTGTATCAGGATATACAGTAGTTTGGATTGCGTCAAATATTTTTGTAAGTGATGGTTGTTCTTTTAAAGTAACAGAACATGAAAATGCTAATCCATCTGCTACTGTGTTAATTTGATCATGATCAAGCATAGGATATGGATCTTGACCTAATATTACACATTTAAGATTAGATAATTCACATTCTTTGAATGCATTAAATACATCTTTTAATCTAGGTGTAAACCTACGTTTATTATCAACTTCACTTATAAGTTTATTTATTATTTCAGTAAAATCATTACTTCCAGTAAAAGATTTAATAGCAGAATACCAATCAGTTGTTGATAGTATATTCTCTAGTTTAGTTTGAATTTCTTTTGAATTAATTTGTATGTTGTTCATATTGATAATATATTTGTAACTATGAGTGAAGAAGTTCAAAAAATAGAAATGATGCCAAATGATAAGATTGTTTCAATCAAAGTTAGTGGTGCATTTCTTACAAGAATCCAGTCTGTTTTAGTTTACTTGTTAAGTAATTTTGAAACAGCAAGAATCAAAGAAGCTGCTGAAAGAATCCAGAAACAGGAGCACACAGAACCTTGGGAGTTTCATTATGAAACCCTTGCTGTATTGATCAATGATATTGAACGTACTGCAAGAGCTGAAGGTTTGACTGAGCTTACTGATATTTCTGAACTCACAAAAGGAGAAGAAACAACAGAAGAGTCTTCTGAGAATTAATATAAATTAATTCCAAGAAGCTCTCCTATTTCAATACTTGCTTGAATAGCAAGATTTAATTCTTCACGACTGCAGTCTCCAAAAGATTTACAGAGGGTGATATCTTCACCCTCTATTTTTTTGGTTATACAGAGTCCTGATTTATCTTTTACCATTAACTTAATTTCTTCAAATGTATGACCAGTATCATTAGCAATCTCTCTAATATTAGCATGTATTTTAGCTAATTGTGCTGTTGTACCTGTATCATTCTGAACTTCAAAAATAACATCTACTTTAGATCCTTCAGGAATTGTCTCTACAAATCTGTGATATAATTCTTCCAAACCTTTTTTAGTGTATTTTAATCTACTATGTTCTTTTACTAATATTCCAGTAAAAATGTTTTGACTCATATATTTAAGTTTAACTGTGTAGTTTTAATATATTGTATTTTCTTACTATCTAAACCAGATAAAGCATCAGTTACCCATTTTTCATCTGCAGTACCTTCATAACAAAGTATATGTACAGTAGCTACATCATCTGGATTTAAACGTAAAGTTCTACCAAGTCTTTGATTTAGTTTAGCACTTGTTCCACCATATGAATGCATAATAATAGATTCTTTAAGATTAGGGATAGTAATACCTTCACTTAACTGATGAACACATGATAACTTATTAATAGTTCCTTTTTTAAATAACTCTAAGTTTTTATCAGAACTAGAATTATTACTATGATAAGAATATTTACATAAATTATCTGCTTGTTCTTGGGTGTTAGCAAATACAATACATTTTTCATTAGTTTTTTCTAATAATTTTTTAGCATAAAACTCTTTGGATGTAAAAGACATGAGTACTTTCATTCTCATAATTCTTAAGAATTGCTGACTTTTAGGATTTTGTTCTGTGGCTAACCTAGTATTCCAATATTTATATTGTTTAGCTTCACTAGAATAAAAATTACCTTTTTTGTTTTTAATTGCTAATGTATTTCTAGTTTCTAATGGTAATAAATGTACTTGAATTTTGTAATCATTTAAAATTTTATCAGCAACTGCATCATCAACAACATACTCATATCTTACAGGACAGTATTTACTCAATCTTTTAAATTTATCTCCTCTTTTTGGATAAGTACCGGTTAAACCAACAATTATTCCAGTGTGAGAATTAAGAAAAGATTCTGCAGTATCAGTTAAACTATGACATTCATCAAGATATATTGAATCATAACTATTAGTTTGTTTATGTAAACTAATATAAGTACAGAAAGTAATATGTTCTAGTAAATATTCACAGTTAAATAATTTAGCTTCATCTTTCCAGGATTGAAAAATACTAATTTTAGGAGCTACAACAAGAAATTCTGAATCTAAAGTAAGGATTCTTTTCATATGCATTAAACCAAGTCTGGTTTTACCTACACCCATACTAATAGAAACAGCACCTTTTTTATGTTTAAGCAATATTTCTAATGCTTCATTTTGTATTTCGTCTTTGTTTTTCATAAAGTTTAATTGTGTCTCCTATTTCAAGACAACCGTCTGTTATATATAAAGTACCTGTATCTTTATGACTACAGTTATATACTTTACATTTGTACATGCGGTCACGGTTTTCATGTTGTCTATAAGTATTTTCAATAGACATTAAATTGATTGATAAAATAACAAATGCTAACTCTTTCATAATTAATCGTTTTCAAAGATATCAAAATAATGTGTACTTGCATATACATTTGCTTCCACAATATAGCTGTTATCATTGATTTTATTAATTTCTGTTTTGTAAGCTTCTAAAGTTTTTACAGGATAGTCAAGTGAACAACCATCAGCATTTAAAATATTGATTCTTACAATTTCATAATCATCAATTCTACCGGTTGCTTCAGCTCTATCTAACTCTACATTTGTAATAAATGTAAATTTAAAATTTGGATTAAATGTTAATTTCATTAAAATATGTATCTTATAGTGTTTAAATCAAAATATTTACTGTAAATTTTTTTAAATTCTTCTAAAGCTACTGCTTTTTGTTTAACTGGGTATCTCATTACGCCAGATGTATTTTTAACTTCATTACTATATTTCATAAGTTCTTTTGCTTCAGGTGAAGCTTTATCCATTTGTCTCTGATGATTAGTAAGAGCAATTACTTCACATTTATTTTCACCACATGTCTGTTTAATCTCTTGAAATAATTGCTCATACTCTTTTTTCCAACCTGGATAAAATACTAAAGGGCTATAGTTAATATGTACTTCCCAACCTAAATCTTTAAGTCTGTTTATATCTTGTATTCTACTTGATATAGTCTGCATTTTAGGCTCTAAAACATCTGCATATACCTGTGGCATAACACTTACTCTTATTCTTGGCTTTTTATTAAAATGATTAACGTCTAAGGTTAATAATTTTGGATACTTTGTAGCCATTGTAGAATTTAATGTAGGATGATCATCATATCTTTTAAGATAATCATGTAAGGATTCAGGCATATGTTTTTGCATAAGTACTAAGTCAGTATTACAACTGACATCACACATTACATAAACCGGATCTTGTTGATCAGGTTGTTTAACATAGTTTTTCTCCCACTCTACAACAGAGTTAAAAATATCATCTACATTAGTATTTACAAACACTCTATCATCATTATACCGGGCCATGTAGCAGTAAGACTTACAGTTACCTTGACAACCGTAGATTAAATTGGGAACAATACAGTTTGAACTATTGTTATTTTCTTTAGTTATTAAAGTCTTGGTTATCTGATGTTTTATCATCTATAACTATTTTCCAAGTGTTGTCATCTACTGATTCAAATTCTTTTACAATCATTCCTTTAAATTGATCATCAATGTAACCCATATTACTTCCTTCTGTAAGATATGGTCCACCACTAGGATCTACCATATGAATTTTTGAAGTGTCAGATTTTACATGTTTCATGTATTTTTTAGAAAACTCTGTATAACCATTTTCATCTGATTGATGTACAGCTTTTTTAAATTCTCCCATAGTCATCATAGAACTACCATCACAATCTTCAGCTACATATTTATTATATGCTTCTGTGTAATCATTAGGCCATCCCATTCTGCAATGTTTAAATTCACCTTTCCATAAAATATTTCCATCAGAATCTAATTCAAATCTGAATCTATCCCTATATCTATTTATAAATATCATTCGTGTATATTTAATTTACGTTCAGATAGTAACTCATGTAAGTAATCTCTCAATACATAAAGAGCATTAACTGCTTCAGGATTATCATTATCTGATGCATATTTAGTTTTAGCTCTCAAGTGTTGGTCTAAATCCCACACAAGCATTTTCCATTTAGTGCCGTTTATAGCGTCTTGAAACTCTAAACGGTCATCACTGTCTTCTTTGTCAAAATCAAATTCAAGTATTGCTTTCATCTTCTATTTTAGTTAATGTATAAACTGAGTTTTGTGTTTTAAATCTTGCTGATCCATCTTCTCCAACATAAAGAATTTCTGTTACAGAAGTTGTTTGCCATGTAAAAAATTCATTGAATGGAGACATAATAAGTGAATATCCAACAGCAGGAAAATCATGTAATGCTTTCCCTTTACCGTTTTCATCAAATTCTATCCAAGCAACTTCTGGTGATGCTTTAGTTAAACCGTCTCTTTCTCTAACAAGTTTCCACTTTTCTGGTAAAACTGCTAGAGGTATTTTAATTTGTGGTATTTTACTCATATTGTTTTATGTTTATCTTTTTTAAATAAAAATTTGATACATCCTTTCCAAATCAATAATCTGCATAATCTGGGATCTAAATACCCAGCAGCATATTCATCAGTTTTAAGTAGAACATATCTAGCATTAATTAAATCATATTCCCAACATGCTTCTGATTGACTAAATTCAATAGTTGCTTCTTCATACCTAGCTCTAAAATAAAAATAATATCCTAAGAACCAACCTTCAGCTTGTACTGGACATTGTCCCCCTGGTTTATGTTTCCATTTAATCATCTTAATTCTATTTTTTCAATATATGCTTTATTAACCTCCATGATTTGATATGCTCTATTTACTTTTGCATCTAAATGTGCTATTATCCAAGCATTTTTCTCATCAACTATTTCCTTGGAATATGTTTTCCATTTATTCAACATTGTGTTGAATTTATCTACATATTCCTGTGCCTTGGTTTCATCATGTGTTACAAATATGTTAATGTCTACATGTTCATCCCATACACCTTGTGAATAATAAACTAAGTATGCATATTGTTTATTGTTGTTCATAACTCTACTTTTATTTGATTTGAATCTTTAGTGCTTAAGTGTACACTTGACATTACTACATGTTCTGACCTATTTGGATCAGCTTTCCAAAACTCATGTCTAATTACTTGAACTAGGTCATAAGCTACTCTACAAGATTCATCTACTTCTTTATTATAAATTCCAAAGCTACCATGTTGGCCTAGTATAGAATCTATCAATAAAGTATCTCTGCCTAATGTAAAGTATTTGTCTGCTTTTTCTCTCATGTCATGATAGATGTTATAATCAACTTTACCATCAAATGTAGATTTTTTACGGAGAATTTCTTGAAATGTTGG